GGGGGGGGTTTTAGTCGTCATGGTGGATCAGGCCATAGTCGACCGCATTCATGAGCGTGATCCCCTCGTGGATCACTGAATGACCGAAGCGAATGCTCCGGATTTTGACTGCCAAATCGTCCCATGTATCGGTCGAGCCGCCATACCGTGCCACCAGCTCTTCATTTGGTATGTAGCTGGCGCTTCGGTCGGTTTGGTCCTGTGTGTATGGGTTTAGGATGATTTCTGGGCAACTTTTGCAAAATCGGTCGCGCAGGGCGTTCATCACTACTGACTGGGGTTCGTTCTTGAGCCCACTTATCACACCCGACATGTACATCTCACCTTTCTGCTCCATGGATAGCTCACGAAATTTCGCTTTGCTAAGTCCGAGCATTTCAGCGGTGATATCCCCATCGCATGATCCTAGGCCCCTGAAAATAGAGGCGAGGTTGCGGTAATTCACCCACCGCGAGTTCAGATCGCGCGCTGGGCTATATTTGAGGAATTGGCACTCCTGGCGGGTGGCGCGGAAGTCGACAGAGACTTGGTGGCCAACGTAGCCCGCTGCGTCGATGATTAATCGTCGGCGGCGGTCTTCGGTGGCCGAGCGCCACACGCTGAGGTTCAGCAGGATTGTGATCCATATAGAGATGGATATGAGGAACGACGCAATGTTGTTGACACTGGTCGTTTCAGGACAGCCACTGCCTTGGAAAATCGTGACTGGTTGGACCCTGATGAACTCCCTGGCGTTGGATGGATTTCGGCAGATGAGTTCGGAAGTCAGGCGTCGCATGGAGCGGCGAAGCATCTCAAATGGAGCACCAAGTGTGCGACACAACACAATCAGAAGATAGAACATGGCTGAGGTGTTGCCAGCGTCGCACCCACTGATGTCGACATCGAACATGAGCGGTGGTGTGTCACCGACGTCTTGCCACACGAATTGCATATCGTCGCTGAAGAGGCGCCCTGAGAAACCCAGAGGTGGGATGACGGGTAGGTCGGCGTCCTCATCTAACGCTTTGACGATCTGGACCTCGTAACCGAGAGGGGCATTGCTCAAGTTGCCGTCGTGGCCCCATAGCCCGACATCACCGACGGTGAATTTCCAGGTGCGGCAGAAGAATGTTTTGAGAAGCGGAAAGAACCAGCCTGAGTTGAGAATGCTCGATCCATAACTGACGAACAGTCGGCCATGCTTTTGGTGTTTCGCCCATTCTTTCTTGAATTTGACTTCGCCCGGCTTAACCTCAGCTTCTGCCTCGGTGTGCCAGCTGAAAACAGAGTTGCCAAGCCACCACAGCCGGTAAAGTGGCTGCTTGACACCTGGAATGAATGTGGCGTAATAGGCCCCAGTGCCGGTGATGCGCGTGAGGGCGTCAGCGATCATGAGTGTTGGCGCCACAGTGGTGCAGTAGCAGCACATCTTGGTGGCCCAAAGCGGCCAGCCCAGGGGTGACCTGGGCCTGGGTTTAGCTTCCCCGAAATAGAAAGCACCCAGACAGACGAAGATGGCTCTGGCGTAGGCTGGCATTGCAATGGCTAGTAGCAACAGGCTGCCAAAGATGGCACTTGACATGATCCACGAAACGGTTGATCCAGTGAGGGCCGTTTCGATTGCTGAGTTGAACACTTTGATCGCGAGTCGGCGAGTGCTCGCACCTTGTGAGTCGGCTTGCTCGGGAGGTATGTAAAGGGGGCGGTGGCTGACCATACTTAGGGTGGCGTCATCGGGCGTCACGTGATTGAGCAAGCGCAGTTGATTAGCACGCAGCTCGGCCTCGCCAAAGTTGGTGGCGTGGCCTTCAACATGGTCACGATGACGGAACAGACGGTACATAGCACCGACATAGTTCTTCCCCGTTTTGTCCAAGAGCTTGAAGTCCTGCTTCCCCCTGAGGCGGAGAAATGTTGTCTTCCACCATCTTGGGCGCTCGTTGGTGGCGGTCTCGAAGGTGCCTATCTCGGGGTGCTCCTCAGTGCCCGGGATCCACCCTCTGCTGTTGACCAAAACGAAGTTCCCGTTCGACTGCATCTTCTGGGGAACTCCTGCGTCCTCACCGTACGTGCGGTAGAACGTTCCACAATCGTACGTCTGACCAAGGCCCATTATGTACTCGGCTGAGTCAAATGAGCTAGGTGGTTCGTAGATCGCTTGGGATTTGTTCTTGTTCAGCACAGCATCGTAGGCGATGGTGTTGAGGTGGGGTGATCGCAGGCTAGCACGATCGATAGCCTTCTCAGTAGTGAAGGCCTCCACCAGTTCCTGGCGCTCGCGCACGCTGAGCATTGGGTAAGCCTTGTTGATTGATGCCAGGAGGGCGTTCATGGTCGCGTGGCTTGGGAATGGATTTGGAAAGACCCGCTTGAGGTGCATGTAGGGCGCACGTGGGAGGCTGTAGGTCTTGCTCGGGAAGTCCGTGTTGTTGAGGCGGTGGGCTGGCAAAAACATCACGAGTTGGTTGGGCTCGCTGGGCTCCTCTTCCTCTTCTTCTTGCATGACTGGTTCTGATTCCACTTTCACGTCCACTTTGTGGTCAGCATCTGGGGTCTCGTCAATGACGGTGTCCGCGCTAGCGGGGTTTACGGTTGATACTGTCTTGGTGGTGTGATAGTGTTGAGGGTTTTTGCATGCGTCTCCGAGCGTGCATAGCTCGGCTTTCTTCCTGGCCAATCGGAGTAGTGCACCTTTCAGTGGGGTGGTGGACCCTGCCCCCGATGGTTTTTGGCGCCGATGCCAGTGTCTGGCTCTATTGCACGTGGTCGGTGTGCAACATAGGAAGAGTTTGGGTGGCCCCATCTTGACTGTGAGCGGCGTTGGATCTGAAGAATGCTTGCGCTCGTGTTCGTCGATGGAGGAGCAGGCTTGAGATCTTGGTTTATACTTGCGATCTGTGGATGTTCTCTTCTTAACCCACGTGCCTGTTTTGCGGGGCTTGCCTGGCCGGGCTCCTGGTCCCTTTTTCCCTTTATTGATGTTCCCGTTGAGTGCGTGCATAGCTTTGTTGCGGGAAAGAGACGAGATGAACCAGTGGCCCCCGAGGAAGAGTTGGTTTGTGATCACACCGAAAGCGGTGGAGGAGGGGTGGGTGGGTGTGTGGTGGCGGAGAAGCAGGGGTGAATAAAGTTCACCAGTCTGTTTAGCGAGAGAAATGGCCTACTTCCGTTTGGCCTGGCTCACCATATGCTGCCTCAATCTCCTTACGATTGCTGGCAGTGACCAACACGAAGCCTGGGAGCGATTGGTCCGACACATGCAAGGCTTTCACTGCCCCACCGATCAACCCCGCGTATATCTTGTCCTCATCCTCAACCTCGAGGATGCTGGCGAGCCCGAGGTCGAGGATACATGGGCCAGGCACGTTGTGACGGATGATGGTGGCGTTCCCAAGTGGACCGGTGGCTTCCACTCTAACGCCAGGGTCTCGCTCCCGGGGTGTCAAGTTGATGTCCTTGATCTTGCTATCCCCAGGTCGTGGCGTCAGCGGGCTTAGGGTAACTTCAGTTGGCCACTCTTTCTCAAGTGCCTTCAGTTGCAACGGGTGGCGTCTCGCCCACCCGGGGGTGTATCGTGGTTGTGCCTCAGCCACCGCCGCTGGTGGGTCTGGCACCAGGAACGCCAGGGACCAGGCCGTCTCCGCCGCTCCAAGGAGGACCTCTTCGAAGGTGACTCCAGTCTTAAAGTTGCCCCCTGCGATGGATATGTCCCCTGGATTGAAGGAGTTGGCTGCCCCCAACTTGTAGGTGAAGTCGATGATCTTGGTGGCCCCTTCTGCAACCGTCACGAGTGTATTGATGACGTGATTCCAGACGAAGCTCTGTGTGCCCGCGGTGGGGACCACTATGTCGTTTTGGTCCCTAACGGTTTGGGTGCCGTTCACATTCAAGTCGAATATGTTGCAGGCGGTCGCACCGGGTGTGCCGGTGCTGGGTGCGGCGTAAGCGACGAGATCTCCTCTTATCTTCCAGCACCCTGGACCAAGTGTCACAGTATCGTCCGCGTTGAAGGTGACGCCCTCACAGAGCGTCACAGCCACATCCAGAGGCAATCTGGTTGTTGTGGACACGGGTGGGCTGACGATTGCATCTGTGTAAACAACGGCCATGTTGGCAGGGTTTACAAGTGTGGGGGGGATGATGGCAGTTTTGAACTCGATGTCGTAATCAACGAACAATTTACCATAGGTAGTGGATGCTTGTCCGTTGATTACACCAATGAAGAACGTAGCTGCATCATACAATCGTCGGTCCCCTGCGGTAGAGGATTCCCGATTGTACAGCCAGTCTGCTGCTGAGTGGAGCGATCCACCATCACACTCAAAGTTGATGGTGGTCCACGCAATGTCCTCAACACTGCCAGTGTAGGCCATGAAGCTCTTCTCGTCACTGGCTGGGGCGTCTGTGGGATTGTAGTTGGCTCCCATGATAATAGCGACGTTGGTGTCTGTGCCTGTGCGCGGCACGTACCGGAACCGCAGGCTGCGCACCCTGTACATCTCATAGCGGGATGCAATGGCCGTCAACCATGTGAACACCCGGGTTGGTCCAGTGTAGGCCGGGTTGACGGTGTAGTCCTTGAGTGCGAAAACTGATGGCGTTGCCGTTGATACGACGTCGCCAACCAGCTCGGAGTGGCGGACGATTTGGCCATACCGTGTAGGCACCATGACGGCCTCTTTGGTAGTGAGGCGCTGACTGTAACCCACAGGCGCGGAGAGCTGACCTGGGCCCGAGGGCATGGGTGAACGGTAGCGGGTGGGTGGTTTTCCGCTCTTACGGGCACCTGATTTCTTCTTGGTGGTGCCCTTACGCTTGGGGCGGGCTGACCGTGACCGCCCGCCCTTAATGTTGCCATTTAAGGCATGAATCTGTCTATTACGCTCTTTAGAAGACAGAGACCAGGATACCGCGTGCTTCCTGGGTGAACGGATATCGGTTGATCCGTTGATGATGTTACAATCGTGGTCGGCACACGTAGTAGCGCCAGATTGGTTTTGTTTGGTTTGAGTGGTGGAAATGGAATACATCATGGGTGTTGTCGTTTGGATGTTTCCCCGTTAAACAGGTAATATATTAGAAACGGGATGCGTTTAGTGACAAGCTTTACCGATGGCTCATGTGGTCGTTGCCCCAAAGGGTACGAGGCCGTAGCGAAGTTCCCTTACTTCTCCAAGCATAGGGTTCAGGGTCCCTCTCGTGAGAGAGGTTGGTCGTGGCAGAGGCCCACGCGGCGAAACGTGAGTATACCATGCAACTAGCACATGAGTTGTTCCTTTTGCAACAGGTCGTCTGTTGCGACGTGGAAACGTCTAGCCTTGCCGGAGCACCATGGAGGGACTTTCTTTTGCAGCGAACGCTGCTAAGGCGTCAAGAAGACACCCGTCCACGGCGAAAACT